ATCCGATGGCCCCGGCCTCCGGCGCGCTGCTGCGCGTGCGCCGCCGCACGACGGTGCGCATTACCGCGGAAAAGTGAGGGAGGGCTGAGCCATGGACTGGGCCGACGAGGACGATCTGCCAGAGGTGGCCGACTGCGCGCCGCCGGTGCGCGCCGTCGACGCGCTGCTGCCGGACCGTATCGCGCGCGGGGTGGCCGGTGTGTGGGAGGCGCGGCAGGTGCAAGGGCTGCTGCTGTGGCTGCAGCGCTACGAGCGGGCGCTGGCGCACATCGCGGCGCATGGCGATGCGGACAGCGCGATGCTGGCCAGCCGCACGCTGGTGGGCGACTGCTAACCGAGACGGCGGGCCACGGGTGCGGCCCGCCCTGTCTGGCGTGCCGGACAGGGCAGGATGCATCGAGACCAAGCAGCGGGAGAGCATCATGGCAAGACAGACCGATGGCGCGCGTCGGCGCGCGTTGATCGCGCAGGCGCACCTGGCGGCCAAGCGGGCCGGGTGCGCGAGCGAGGAAGACCGCCGCGCCATCCAGCAGATGGTGACCGGCAAGGCGAGCTGCGCCGAGATGACCGAGCGCGAGCTGGTGCGGCTGATCGACCACTGGGGGCGCATGGGGTCGGACGTGCGGGCCGCCGCCCCACGGGTGGCGGACGCGCCTGGGATGGCCACGCGCTGGCAACTGGCCACCATCGAGCGCCTGGCGTGGGAGCTTGGGTGGGAACAAGGGCTGGAGGATGCGCGGCTGCTGCGCTTCGTGCAGCGCACCGCCAAGATCGACTCGGTGCGGTGGCTGGAGAAAGAAGCGGCATCGTCCGTCATCAGCGGGCTGATGCGCTGGAAGCGCCAGCGTCAGGCCAAGGAGGCGCAGGCATGAGGCTGGGACGCTGCCCGGTGTGCCATGCGCATCTGCATCTGGACGCCCTGGTGCAGGATGAGGCGGGGCGCGAACTGCTCGGATTGTGTGCGACATTGCCCGATGACCTGGGCCGGGCGCTGGTGGGCTATCTGTCGCTGTGGCGACCGGCGCGCGGCGACCTGGATCATGCGCGGGCGCTGAAACTCGCGCGCGAGGTGCTGGCGCTGGACCCTGACCCGGCGCGGCTGGCGTGGGCGCTGGCCGAGACGGTGGAGAGCCTGCGCGCCAAGGGCGAGGCGCGGCGGATGACGAATCACAACTACCTCCGGCGGGTGCTGGAGGGGATGCCGCAGGCGGGCGCGGTGGTGGAGCGGGCTTCAGCGGCTCGCCGCGTCGTCGGCAGGCTCTCGGCCACCGAGGAGGCCATCCTCGCGATTCGACAGGTCGGCGTCGATGATGACGCGATCGACGTTTAGCGCGGCGGCGATGGAGGATTCGAGATCGTGAATCGAGCGGTTTCGCATGTGCATGCCGACATTCCCGCATGGCTGCTGGAGCTGGTCAAGGCGCGCATGGAACGGCTGGTGATCCTTGGGCTTGAAGGCCGCCCTCTTGGGCGCGCGATGGGCGAGGTGGTGCGGATGTGGGCGCAGATCATCGCGCATCGCCTGCCGAATGCCGACCCCAGGCTCGATGCGCCCAGGATTCATGCGGCGTTCGATGCGCTGGAGGCCGCCTGCGAGCGCTGGCCCGCGCCGAAGCAGTTTCTGGACGCGCTGCCCGCGCGGCCGCAGCCCAAGTCGCTGCCGCCCCCGGCGATGGATGAGAGCAAGAGGGCCGAAGTCAAGGCGATGCTGGCCGAGCTCGCCGCCAAGATGAGGATGCCCAAATGATGCGTGCCGCCAGACTCGAGAACAGCCCGCGCTTGCAGCGGGTGTTGGAGGTACTGATGACCGGGCGGGATTTGACCACGCTCGACATCGTGGTGGAAGCCGGGGTGTGCGCCGTCAACTCCTGCATTGCGGAGCTGCGCGCCAACGGCTTCGACATCCGCTGCTGGCGCGAGGGCGATGTGTGGCTGTACCGGCTAGAGGGTGAGTATGGCCCTGGCTGATACCCGGCTGCTCGAGAACCTCGTGGGCCGCGAGGCGCTGCAGGCGCTCATCCAGACCTGCGGCGGGCTGTCGGTGCCGATTCCGAAGCGCCTGCCGCTCTCCGGCCCGCTGTGCGACCTGCCGCCGCACGCGCAAGAGGCGCTGGTGCGCTACGCCGGGGGCACAGAGCTCTACATCCCCAAGTGCGACGGCGCGCGTAGAGAGGCGCTGTACCAGACCATCCGCGCCGAGTACGACGCGGGCGCGCGGGTGCAAGACCTGGCGCGCAAATACAACTTTACGGAACGCTGGATTTACGAAATCCTGGGCCGCCCCAGCCGCGAGGGGGTGCAGGCCGAGCTATTCTGACGCGCGCGGGCGGGGTGAACCGTTTCGCGCTTTGCCACGCACACCCAGCCCGCCACGATGGCGGGCATGAAGCGCTTGCCCGCTACCCTAATGGTCGTCTCCGCCCTGGCAGTGGGCGGGTTTGCTGTGCACGAGGGCTATCGCCGCCATGCGTATGACGACGGCGTGGGCGTGCAGACGGTGGGATTTGGCAGCACGCGCCATCTTGATGGCACGCCAGTCAAGGCGGGCGACCAAGTGAGCCCCGAGCGCGCGGTGGTGATGCTCGCCCGCGACGCCGACCGCATCTGGCGCGAGGCGGCGCGCTGCATTGGCGAGGTGCCGCTGTATCAGCACGAGGTCGATGCGTATGCGAGCCTGGCCTACAACATCGGCGCGGGCGCGTTTTGCGGCTCGACGCTGGTCAAGAAGCTCAAGCAAACCCCGCCAGACTACGCGGGCGCGTGCCGAGAGATCCTGCGCTGGAACCGCGCCGGTGGGCAGGTGCTGCCGGGGCTGACCAAGCGGCGCGAGGCGGAGTACCGCCTGTGCATGGGGCAGAAACCGTGAGCTGGCGATCGCTGTTCAAAGACGAATTCGGGGTGTGGCGCTGGCGCGACATCCTGGTCACGTGCCTGGTGTGCTTTGCCTTGGGCGCGCTTGCGGGCTTTGGCTCTGGCTACGCCTTCGAGCGCCGCGCCCGATTGGCCGAAGTCGCCCAGATTCGCGCCGACATTGCCCGCCGCGAGGCCGCCGCAGCCGAGGAATCGCGCCGCCGCGCTGAGGCTGCCAGCCGCGCCGCCGATGCCGCCCTCGCTGAAAAAGACCGCCGCCTGCTCGAACTGGATGCGACAAACCGGAGACTGCGCCATGACCTCCAATCTGCCACCACGGGCCGCCCTTGCCTGTCTGCTGACGCTCGCGGCCTGCTCCAGCAATCCCCCGCTTTCCGTCTCGGATTGTCCCCGCCCACCGGCCTCTCTCTTGCAGCCCCTGCCGCCCCTGCCGCCGATTCCTTATACCCCCTCTCCCCCGCCCGCGGGGGAGAGGGCAGGGGTGAGGGGGTCGGGTACGACACCACCGACGCCGACATCGCCGGATGGATCCTCGACGCCGCCAGCCTCTACGAACAATGCCGCGCCCGCCTCGACGCCATCCGGCGCTGGGACGAACTGACGCACGGGGATGGGCATGGAAGGTGACATCTTCGGGAGCCTGATGCGCTGGCAGGTGTCGGTGTGGATCATCGGCGCGCTGGCTGGGGCGCTGTTTTTGGTGCTGCGCGCCGCGCTGGCGCGCTTTACGCAGCAGATGGACGAGCGCCTGGCGCGTATCGAGCGCGTCACGGAGGAGATCGCGCGCATCGACGGGGAGCTGGCGCGGCTGCGCGCCGAGCTGCCGGTGCACTACATCCGGCGCGACGATCACATCCGAGACATCACGACGCTGTCGGTCAAGCTGGACCGGATCTACGAACTGCTGCTGATCAAGGGGGTACGTCATGACTGATCGCCGCATCGACGCCGCGCTGGACCTGGGGCGCGCGCACCGAGAGACGCTGCGCTGGGTGCTGCTGACCGCGCTGTGGCACAGCCGCCCCTATGGCGCGCGCGAAGATTTGCTATCCCTTTGCGCGGCCGATGCCGGGGTGAGCGCCACCATGGACGAGGTGCGGCGTGAGCTGGGCTGGCTGGAGAGTCACGGGCTGGCGACGATCGAGCGCAAGGGGCCGGTGTGGGCGGCCATGCTCACCGCCCAAGGCGAGGACGTGTACGACTACCGGGCCGAGGCCCCGGCGGGACTGGCGCGCCCGCCGCGCTGGTGAGGTGCGCCATGCCGCGCCGACCCAAGATCACGCAGCTTCCGCCCGAGCTGCGCGCGCAGCTCGAAAAGCTGCTGGCCGACCAGACCCACGGCGGCTATGAGGCGCTCTCTGCCTGGCTGGCCGAGCAGGGCTACGCCATCAGCAAGAGCAGCCTGCACCGCTACGACCAGCGCTTCCAGCGCAGCATGGCCGCCATGCGCGCCAGCACCGAGGCCGCGAGGATCATCACCCAGACGAGCCCCGACGAAGCCGACGAACATTCCGCCGCCGTGATCCGCCTGGTGCAGTCGGCGCTGTTCGACGCCATGCTCGCCGTGCGCGAGGCCGAAGACGCCGACCCGGCGGAGCAAATCAAGCTCCTGACCCACGCCGCGCGTGCGGTGGCTGAGGCGTCGCGCGCGTCCATCGGGCAGAAGAAGTGGGCGGAAGAGGTGCGGGCCAAGCTCGACGCGGTGGAGCGCGCCGCCGCGCGCGAGGGCAAGACGTTGGATGCGACGACGCTGGAGGCGATCAAGCGGGGGTTGTATGGGGGTTAGAGCAGCAGCACGAATGCCAGCCAACTCAGCAGACTCGCCGTCAACAGCGCGTAGCAGGCGCGCTCGGCTCTTTGCGCCCATTTTGGCCGGTTGGCGACGGCTGGCGCAATGGATGAGGGAGGCGCGCCGTCCAGAAGTGTACTTACTCGTGCCTTCTGGGCTTCGACCAGCCGACGCGCGACGTCTGCTTCGGCATACAGCGCGATTGAACCGGCAAGGATACCGAGTGCATTGGTGGCCAGCGCAGCCTTTAGCGCCCACCCCATCCACTCAGAGAGCGGCTTGCCAGCAAGCTGTCCTGCCATCAAAGAAAAAAACCCGGCAGCCAGCAGCACCAGCCAGCGCAGCCAGGCATGGAGTTTCTCATGGGCGCGATTAGCCGCTTCGAGCAGGGCCTTGACCTCGCCATCGAGCGGCATGGTCACAACAGTTTGACCAGCGCCGCCACCGCGCCCACGGCCACCACCAGCATGCTGCCGAGCTTGATGATGAGGCGCTGCTCGAGCAGCAGCATTTCCTTGCGCAGGTCGGATTCGAGTTGCTGCAGGTCTTTGCGCACCACAGCGATGTCCGCCCTAGTCGCGAGCTCTTGTAGGTTGGCATCCAGCGCCTCAGCCAGCGCCTCGGCCTGCTCTTCGGCCAGGCGCGCGTCCATCCCCGCCGCCTGGAGGCGGCGGGCGAACTTGAGGGTGTCGAAGGACAGCACGGTCATGACGCAAGCCTAGCACAAAAGCCCACGAGATGACACCTAACGCCACCATCCTCTACCCGTACCAACGCCGGTATCTCGCCGACCCGGCCCGCTTCAAAGCGGGCATGTGGTCTCGGCAGCCAGGCATAGAGTTTCTCATGGGCGCGATTAGCCGCTTCGAGCAGGGCCTTGACCTCGCCATCGAGCGGCATGGTCACAACAGTTTGACCAGCGCCGCCACCATGCCCACGGCCACCACCAGCATGCTGCCGAGCTTGATGATGATGCGCTGCTCGAGCAGCCGGAGCTCGGATTCGAGCTTGTCCTCGGTCACCAGGGGCTTGAGTTTGACCTCCAAGGCTTCGGCCAGCGCCTCGGCCTGTTCTTCGGCCAGGCGCGCGTCCATCCCCGCCGCCTGGAGGCGACGCGCGAACTTGAGGGTGTCGAAGGACAGCACGGTCATGTACGCAGTCTAGCGCAAAAGCCCACGATATGACACCAAGCGCCACTATTCTCTACCCCTACCAGCGCCGGTATCTCGCCGACCCGGCCCGCTTCAAGGCGGGCATGTGGTCGCGCCAGACCGGCAAGACCTTCACGACGACGCTGGATGCGGTGCTGGACGTGCTCGAAGCCGAGGCCGAAGGCAGGGTGAGCCGCTGGACGATCCTCTCTGTCTCCCGCGACCGGGCGCTGGACGCGATGGACAACGGCGTGAAGCTGCACCTGCGCGCCATCGGCGCGGCGTTCGAGGCGCTGGACGTGCCCTTCGAGGCGGACGAACTGGCGCATATGGTGCGCATCGGCAAGAACGGCAGCTACATCCGCGCGGTCGCCAGCAAGCCCAGCACGGCGCGCGGCATGTCGGACAACCTCATCCTGGACGAATTCGCCCACCACCAGGATTCCCGCGCCATCTGGACGGCGCTGCTGCCCGTGGTGTCGCGGCCTGACCTGAAGCTGCGGGTGATCAGCACGCCGAACGGCAAAGGCAATAAGTTCTACGAGATCATGACGCAGCCCGACGGGCTGTTTTCGCGTCATGTGGTGACGATTTA